TCTCAGACGCAACAACCCTATCAGTGATAAGGTTATCTGTTGTTAATAGTTTGTGCATTGCACGAACATCTGAGACCATTTTTCTTAATGTAGCCATTATAAATACTGTTTGAATATATTTGTCATTCCTGAGCCTTGTTCTATTAAGAACCCTGTCACTTCTGCTTTGGACATGGTGTGACCATTCTTGTCATCCCAAAGACTCTTAGCATTAGAGAATGCTGGAATTTGGTAAAACTTAATACCATTGAAATCATGACTCACTTCATGATGTTTATCTCCTGTAAAGATATAGAAGTTATTATGGAAAGACCATCCTTCTCTATATTCTATTGGAAATAGTGCTGCTAATTTAGCAGGCTTAATTGCATCTCCATGGTTAAACATTAATGCTGAACCACCATAGCTTATGTACTTTCTATACTTAGGAGAACAATCAAATGTCAATCTCTCTGTATTTCTAAAGTAGGTTTGTAACCAATTTACCATGTGCCATCCTACAAACTCATCATGATTACCTGCTACATACACAACATTCACGTTCTCAGCATATTGTAATAACATTGTAATCATCAAAACCTCATGTCCACAAATGTATTCAAAAGATGTTTGATATGTATGAGTGTTTGTTTGAGGAGTGCCCTTTGTAGTCATTCCTGTAAACTCACTGTTAAACTCATCAGAACCAAGGATATATGTAATTTGATCTAAGTTATTTGAAAGTGTTGCTTGATTAGCAATTACCTCTACCTTGTACATAATATTAGCCAATCTATCAGTTACATCATTATTACCATCAATGTCATATTTGTTCAAATGAGAATCCTGTTTGTTAATAATTAACATAGCAGGAAACTTATTTCCTTCCCACTTAGGACTCATAACTTCTTGAGACACAGGCTTATATGAATCTAAAAAGTCTACAAACGCATCTTGAAAAACTTGTTCTGTAGACTTCTTCCCTAACCATGCTTTGACTTGCCAATGGGGTGTTTCTCCATTTCCCCAGTAGTTCTGTACGTACTTGGTGATTTCCCATTTATCTGTGTCAATCTTACACTTTATTATGAGCTCATCTAAGCTCTTGATTTCATCCTTTGTATTGATGACAATCTCTCCAGTTCCTTTAAGAATGTCTTCTTCAAATCTTACTATTGTTTCCTCTAACTCAGAAATGTAGTTACCTAACTCTGCTTCTTGTACAATACTTTCTCTAGTTCTCAACTCTTTTAATAACTCATCAACGTCTGATTCTGCAATTCCAAGCTTGTCAGCGTAGAACTTTTTACTCTTTTTCCAGTGCAAAATCTCTTCTAGCTGGTTCAGCAATGCTTGATTCTCAGGCATGTGTAGTTTATTTTGGTTAAAATTATTGTAAAGATATGAACTATTTCTGAATTTCCCAAAAATAAACTAACTATTTTGGTTATATGGAATAACTTTTTTAGTTAGAGTTTAAATAAAAACCCCCAGCCTGGAAAGGCTAGGGGGACACTCTGTAAACCAATAAACAGAGTTTTTATTCAGGTGTGTTGCAACTTGCAACTAAACTAAATGTACCAGATCCATTTATTGAACAGTTCACTGTATCAGTTCTTAAACGATAGCTTCCTGTAATAAGAGTATTTGATGGTAAGTTAGATGTCCATGTTCCTGGAGAAGAGCCTGTTTGGGTGTATGTAAATGTATACAATACAACTGTATTTGCAGCATCCATAATATATGCTGAATAGTACCTTGTACCAGTTCCAGAGTAGTAATATCCACCAGGAGTGATAAGAGCTGTGTTACCTGCTGTTACTGCAAACAACGCTGATTCTCCTCCAGAGCATGTAGCAAGTGCATTTCTATCACCTGTTACACATTCAACAAATGCTGTAGTGCTTGTACTTGTTGTAGAAGAAGTACTACTAGTTGTACTGGTTGTTCCACCACTAAGAAGCATATCAAGATAGTTTGTACAAATTTCTGTAGACTGCACTCTAATTATTGTTGCATCATCAGGTACACCTACTACACTATATCCTGCTTGTAAAGTTGCTTTGGCTACTCCTGTTTCTATTGGATTGGTATATCCATCAGAGTCTGAATAGATATCAAAAGGGCCTGTATCTGCTCCAGCTAATGTTAATGTTACTAAGACTGTCATATTATTGATTTGTTTGGTTTAAATTAATTAATCACCTATTGATATACTGTTCCATCCAAGATCTGTTCCAGGACGAACACTAAAGTTAGCACCAGAATCTGTAGATAACCATATATCATCTGTTGGCCAAACGTTGCCATTTGCTCCAACTAACTGTGTAACTCCATCTGGAGAAATTGCAATACATTGCCAGTTTCCACTTCCACTACTTCCAATTGTTGTTACTATTGACCAGTTGGCTCCAGCATTAGTTGATTTATAAAGTTCTAAGTTTCTAAACCAGGATAAACCTAATAAACGTTGTCCATCTCCAGACATTGCTAAGGCTCCATATCCATTGCTTACTGGAGCTCCAGCATTTGTCCAAGTAGATCCATAATTGGTTGATCTATATATTGTATCACGACCAGCAACTTGATATTGTCCAGTACTTGATATAACTACAGGAGACCAGCCAGTTGCTGGATATGCTGTTTTTGCTGTATAAGAAGCTCCATAGTTTGAAGAAACATGTATATAACTATTAAAAGAAACAAGTGTTACATATTGTCCACTTGAACTCATTGATACACCTTTCCAATTTGATGCTCCAGGAGAACCTGAAGTACTAAAAGTTGCTCCAAAGTCAGTGGATCTAAAAACATTTCCACTATTTGTTCCTGTAACCCAAATTATATATTGCCCATTATCTGATATATCAAGGTTATTGACAGTACCTATATTAGTTAGAATAGTTGACCAACTACTTCCATAATTGGATGATAGATATAAGTTTCTTGTAAAACCACTAATAGGATAAGCTACAACTAACATATATTGTCCAGTGGATGAAACACAAACATTTTCAATGCTATAACCATTAAAAAATGAAACAGCAGCCCAGTTTGCTCCACCATTATTAGATATATAAAGATCAGAACCTGATCCAGCAAGTGCATATCTTGCAACTGGAGGAGGAGTTGTTGATGTTGATGTAGTGGATGTAGATGTATTTGCAACTAAATTAGACTTAACAACAAGTTGATCAGTGGCTTTAGAAATAGGATTTATATAAACATAATACTCTGCTTCACTCTTGTTTGTTTGTTTATTACTAACAGGAATTGTATTCTTTAATGTAAATACACCATTGTTTACAGCATCCTGTAAATTAGCTAATGAAACAGTTTGATTATTTGTTATTGATGCCCAACTCATTATTATTTTAATTTAGCTTCAAGTTCTGCAATGCGTTTTTCTAATGCTGCTATTTTTAATGTGTGAAGAGCTATGTAGTTTACACTTAACTTTTCATCTATCTCATCAATAACCTCAGGAACAATCTGTTGTACTTGTTGTGCTGAATAACCATAGTTTATCTTTTCTTTACCTGAACCTTCTACATCTGTACGCTTGAATTTAATTACATCTATTCCAAGCACATTTATTTCTGGGTTCCATTCTAATATATCTTTGTATCTAATGTCTGAAGTTTCAAAAAATGCAGCTGCTGTGATACCTGCTGTATTAATTGTTGCACAATCTACACCACCTTCTGCTGAAATTACAGTATACCCTGTTCCCCAGTTACCAATATATGTATAATAACCACTTGTAGGATATCCTCTAAATTCAACTCTATTGCTTCCTCCCAATGCTTCAACAGAGATATAAGGTTCTGTAGCAGAAAAAGATGCCACTTTATTATTTGTACTTCCAGAATTTACATTAAATCTACCACTACCAGAACCACCTACATCTGTATAAGTTCCATTATCAGCAATACTAGAATCACCTATTGTAGATCCAGAAGTAAACTTAACTATCTGATTTGTTGAACCTCCTACAGCTACTGATGTTCCAGAAGAACCACTAGTACCATTAACTCCAGATGATCCAGAAGTACCAGCAACTCCACTTGAGCCTGATGAACCTGATGACCCTGATGAACCACTTGATCCAGAAGAACCTGAAGTACCACTAGATCCAGAAGAACCTGAAGTACCATTTGTACCACTAGAACCAGATGTTCCAGATGTACCAGAAGAACCAGAAGTTCCTGATGTACCAGAAGATCCACTTGACGCAGAAGTACCATTAGAACCTGAAGTTCCAGAAGTACCAGAAGAACCAGAGGTTCCATTTGTGCCACTAGTTCCAGAAGATGCAGAAGTACCACTTGTACCAGCTGTTCCATTTTTACCAGATGAACCACTTGTACCTGATGAACCACTTGATCCACTTGATGCTGAAGTACCAGATGATCCATCAGTACCACTTGAACCACTTGAGCCACTTGAGCCACTATTTCCACTAGTTCCAGAAGAACCATTTGTACCACTTGTTCCAGATGATCCATTTGTACCACTAGAACCAGATGATGCACTTGTACCACTAGAGCCAGAAGTACCACTTGTTCCTGATAAACCACTAGTACCTGATGAACCACTAGTACCTGATGAACCACTTGACGCAGATGTACCACTACTTCCTGAAGATGCACTTGTACCACTAGAACCTGATGATCCAGAGGTACCAGACGTTCCTGATAAACCACTAGTACCTGAAGAACCACTTGATGCACTTGAACCACTAGTACCTGAAGAACCACTTGATGCACTTGTACCACTAGTTCCAGAAGATCCATTTGTACCACTAGTTCCAGAAGAACCAGAAGTACCTGATGTTGCTGATGAACCACTAGTACCTGATGAACCACTTGTACCTGATGAACCATTTGTACCACTAGTACCAGAAGAACCAGATGTACCAGAAGAACCAGAAGTTCCAGAAGAACCAGATGTACCACTTAATCCACTTGTACCTGATGAACCACTTGTGCCTGAAGAACCATTACCACCTGCAGCTCCTGCCAAATTAACATTCCAAGATGCATAAGTTCCTGAACCAGATGTGGTAGTTACATTTAAAACTAAAACACCTGTACCACTATTGTAAGATGTAACTGTACCAGTCATTGAGTTACTTAAATCATAAGCCACAATAACTGATTGAGAAATACTATATGCTAAATTTGTAGCAACAGTTAATGTTTTTGTACCTGTTCCTATTAAAAGAGATGTAGATGAAGTAGTTCTATATTTATCTCCATCTTGACCTGCAGTGCCTGCAGTTCCATTAACTCCAGATGTTCCTGAACTACCACTACTACCATTTGTTCCAGAGGTTCCAGACGTAGCAGATGTTCCTGAGCTTCCAGAGGTTGCAGATGTTCCACTACTACCAGATGTACCAGAAGAACCATTAGTACCACTTGTTCCTGATGATCCAGAGGTTCCAGAAGATCCACTTGTACCTGATGTTCCACTAGAACCACTTGTGCCACTAGTACCAGTAGAACCTGATGTAGCACTAGTTCCAGAAGAGCCAGATGTGCCAGATGATCCATTTGTACCACTTGTTCCTGATGATCCAGAGGTTCCAGAAGATCCACTTGTACCTGATGTTCCAGTAGAACCACTTGTGCCACTAGTACCAGTAGAACCTGATGTACCACTAGTACCTGATGAACCTGAAGTTCCACTAGATCCAGATGTACCACTAGTACCAGATGATCCATCAGTTCCACTAGTTCCAGAAGATGCAGAAGTACCACTAGATCCACTTGTACCTGACGTTCCACTAGAACCACTAGTACCTGATGAACCTGATGATCCAGAAGTACCACTTGTACCAGAAGAACCATTTGTACCACTTGTACCTGATGAACCTGAAGTTCCAGAGGTTCCAGAAGAAGCAGATGTTCCAGACGAACCATCAGTGCCACTAGTTCCAGAAGAACCTGAGGTACCACTAGTTCCAGAAGAACCAGAAGTACCAGATGATCCATCAGTACCATTAGTTCCAGACGTTCCTGATGAACCACTAGTACCACTAGATCCATCATTACCTGATGATCCAGAAGTACCAGATAACCCAGAAGAACCTGAGCTACCACTTGATCCTGATATTCCATTAGAACCATTTGTGCCTGAAGAACCATTTTTACCAGCTGTACCAGCTGATCCTGAAGTACCAGAAGAACCAGAGAAAGCTGATGTACCAGAAGAACCTGCTGTACCATTTACACCAGCAGAACCTTGAGCACCAGTTTTACCACTAGAGCCAGAAGAACCAGAGGTTCCAGATGAACCACTTGTACTAGGAGTTCCACTAGTTCCTGATGTACCATTTTTTCCACCACCTCCACCACCTGTCACTACATAGTCAATTTTTTCTAGTGCAGTGGTTAAACTATCACAGGTATTAACTCCTGAGTTAGGAAGGTTAGGGCCAACATAAATTGTATTATTACTATTATAAGGAGCATCTGCACAGCCTGTAGGACCACACCAGCAGCCCCAGCCACCAGTGCCTGCAGTGCCTGCAGTACTAAAAGTTTCAGTACATCCACATCCACAACTAATAGCTATACCACCACAACAGCCACAGTTTTGGCTAGGATGATAGTATGCAGTGTAACATGGATCAGGAGTAGGAGAGCAAGGAGAACAAGACATTTATAATTAGTTTAATTAGATTAAGGAATATACATAATGTAATAAGCACCAATCACAGGTTGGATATTTGCATGAGAACCATCACCACCTGTGTTATTAATTCCAAGAGCTACATTACCAGGAGTATTAGAAGTAATTGTTATTCCAGTTGTACTAGTTGTAGATTGATTATCTTGAGGAAGGTTTTTAGATAGACCTATACTTCCACTTGCTCCACCAAAATCATTCTTTCTTCCAGCAAAATGGAAGTGGCCAGGATCATTTAATGTAACAGTTGTTGTTCCAATTCCTGTATGATTGTGACTAGGTATTTGTGATGTAACAAGTGTTATAGTGTTTGCACCTGCTGTTGTATATATATCATAGTTTGGATTACCAGGATTATTAGGATCTACAGCAGAATCAAGACCAAGTCCAATAGGAGGAACATTATTAATAGCTCCCACTGCTACACGTCCTCTTTTATCAGGAGTGCCATTTAAGCCATTACACAAGTAAACTTGGTAGAAGCCAGCTGCTGGGATACCTATACCTGATCCATCAAAGTTTGTTAATGGTCCATAATATTCATAGGCTACATAAGGAACCATTTTTAAATACTGTTGGGTAGAACCACCACCTGAAGTACTAGCTATATAAGCTGCAATCAAAGCATCAAGATCTGCTAGCTTAACATAGTTTGTATCTACATTAAGTTCAAGAGCATCTAGATCAGCTGCAACTGTACAAAGTTTATTTATAATAGCTTGGACAATATCATGAGTGTCAGAAGAAGCTGTTACTCCTGTAAGACATCCAATTGTATAGTTAGCATTTAAAATGGCTAATGTATTGTCAATACTAATAATACTACTATGAGTATCACAAATAGCTCTTACAATTCCTGAAATAATTGTAGGAACATTAAATGTACTACCTGCAGGCAAGAATGTCTGCATGTAATTACATAAATAAACAGGATTTATACTGATGTTTATACCAGACCCATTCAAGAAAGAAATAGTTTTTTCTATCAAAGCAATCTCTACTTGGTATAAAGAATCACCAGCTTCAATGCCTACTGATTCATAAGTGTCTCCTGTATATCTGACACATTTATCAGACACTATGTCTACACATCCATTGTAACAACTTTCGCAAGCCATAATATAATTTATTTATTAATTAGAATTTTAACTTTACTTATAACCTGTGACGTAGTGGGTAAACCACACACCATAGCATAATCTGGATTACAAGCTCTATATTCTAATACACGTTTATAATTTAATAAATCTCCTATTACATCTCCAGGAATATAATTATTCATAGAGAATATAATATTGTTATACTGGCGAATTGCCCAGTAAGTTAGTCTTTCATCAATTTGTGTAAGGGTTGCTGAGATGCTACCATATATTACACAATCTGTTAATCTTGGTGTAAGCATTCTTTATTCTTTTTGTAGCAGTTTTAAGTTTGTTGTTGCATGCTGAACATAGGCCATTAATTAATTGACAGCCACATCCTACCTTCATACCACATCCTCTACAGTTTGCCATATTAAGGAAAATTAATTATATAGTTGTTTCCTGTACAACCACATTGGTTTGCAATAAAATAATCTAATTGTCTGTTAGCTTGATTATACAATCTATTAGCTGCATCTATAGCACAGTTATTAGCTGCTGCTATAGATCCTTGGATCATATAATAAACACTATTTAAAACTACTTTTGCCTGAGTTCTGATAGCTGAATCACATTCCATCATATCTAACTTCATAAAAGCACTATCAAACTTTTCTTGAATAGCATTAGTACGCATTATGTTTTTTTCTACATAATTAACATTTGCAGGTGCCACTGAATATTTTAAGAAATATACCCCATCAGGTAAAGGACAGGTAGCAGGAAAAGCAGTTAAACCCAATATAATTGAGTTATAAGTATTTATTTGTTGAACATTGAAAGGAATAGCTACAGGAACAGTATAACCAGGCACAGTAATTTGCATAGTAGGAGCACTAACACTAGGTGGATCTGTATCATATACAGATGTATCAGCTATTGCTAATGTGCTAGTATCATACGTGTTAATTACTAAAAAATCTAATATCATGGTTTTTGATAATAAAAATGCCAGAGGATTTGAGATATCCTCTCACCCTCTGGCATAGGTTAATATGATGCTACCTTTTTTTCTTAAGGAATCAAAGTAGTTGTTGTTGAAGTGCTAGGCCATACAGTAGTTGTAGTGCTAGTAGTAGTGATACAAGCTGTGTCACCTGCAACAGCTCCTAAACCAGCTACTAATATAGCTTCGATAGCAGATGTTTGATTCTCAGGAACAGCAATGATCACCATGCTATCTTCCATAATATAGTCACCCCATTGGTAAGCACTCTTATCATACTCATTGAATTTGATATAGTACAAATCATAGATTTGACCATCAGTTACCCAAGACTCAAAGTTCTCGTTGTAACCATTCATTCTGTATAAATGCTTTAAGTAACCAGCTTGGTAGCTATAGAAGTTCTTCTCTAATTGTTGAACTTCAGCAGAAGTACCAACAGCATAGTTAGAACGTTGAGTGATTACAGGTTGAGCAACTCTATTACAAGGATCGTCAACAATGAAGTCAGCAGTTGTAGCTGGGCCAGAGAAGATGAAAGTTCTAAAGTAGAATCTGTCATACTCAAAAGGGAATGCAGCAACATCACAAGGCTGTCCATAAGCAGTCAAAGGTTTACCAGTGATACGTAACAACGCACTTTGATCGTTACCAATTCTTTGGAATTGATAGAACTGAGTCAAATAAATGTTGTCTGGGTTATCACCAGGTGCATGTGATTCTAATTTAAGAATCAATTGGTCAATCAATGCAGGAACATCAGTATCTGTACAAGGATCTCCACCACACTCACAACAAGGTGCATTAACAGTTACACTACGAGTGAAACCATTGAAGTACAATGTGTTTAGATAGCTAGAGAAGCCACGTAATGTTAATGTAACAATTTCACCACATTTTACTGTGAAGTCAACTACATCAGTTACTTGATTTACAGGAGTAGGACATCCTAAAGATTTGTACCATTCTGTTACGTTAGTCTTACAAGAATTACCACTAGGACATCCAGCAATTTTGTCTGAACGCTTAGAACCTTGTAAGTAGGTGTTAACTCTACCTTGAGCTACATAAAAATAAGGGGCAGCAGCAATGTTACCAGAGGTAGCAACGCTATAGTCATTTAGGAATATTCCTACTTGACCTGCTGTTAAGTCTTGTGTTGATCCAGAGCTAGGTAATGTGTTTCCTACTGGTACAACAAAGAGGGTGGTTAGGGAAAAATCAGCCATTTTGCTTTATATTTAATTGTTAAAAATTATTCGTTTGTTTGTATTCTGTAAATTGAGCTTTGAACAGCACTTTGGTTTTCTGTATACATTGCCAAGTTTTGTACTGTCAAATCTAATAGTTCATCTTCTAGGTATAGTTCAAGTTCACAATTCTGATCAAATGAGGGTAAGCCATCAAGCATGATATATCCTGTCTTATTTATATATTGAGGATATCTCATGTAAGAGATATATATATCCTTAGGTGTGAATGTACCATCTGTAAATATAGAGATCTCATCAGAAGATATAAAGTTGAATGTCTCTTGGTATTCAAAAGAAGGTCTATAGTGGACATTGTTTAAGCAAAACTGTAAGTCACCATGCTTAGCCAAATCTCTATTAATCCATATCTTTCTATCTGTACATATTCCTTTATCAGCCAATATATAACTATCTATATAGAACATATACTGAGGAGTAAGAAGATGTAGATATGCAAACCATTGATTTAGTTCAGCATTCTTTAATACTAGAGGAAGAGGTTGGTGGTTGTAGGGCTGTACAAGACTTTGTAAGTCTTCGTAACGCTTCTTAAACGCATCCATGCCTAATCCAGAAACTGTACTAAACCCATCAACCTTTTGCTTTATCAGCTTAATTTGAGCCTCATTCAATGCTAAGATCTTATCTTCTACAGGAATCTCTTGATGCTCATTAGTGGATAGTTTATTTAGTTTCTGATCAATCTTATATAATAAACTATCTACTGGGATCATATTGCAGCTATTTTTTTACCTTTCAATTTACCTTCTAAAACTAACAATTGGTCTTGGTTATCTTCATCTGCTAAGAACTTCACTAATTCATCTTCATCAGCAGCTATTTCAAATTCACCTTCATAGACTCTTCCATTAGGTCTAACTCTATAAACTGAATGAGCAACAGCTTGTTTAACCAAGTCTTTAATATGGAGTAAGTTTTCTTTCATATCTGCAAATCTGTTGAACACCTCAATTGGATTCAAACCTTGATATCTGCCATTCTTGAATTCAGTTTGTTTCAATAGGTTATCCACCTGATTGTAAACTGATTCTTCTTTGGAATCATCTGATACTGGAAGACCAAGTAGACGAGCCACTTTCTTCTTCTTTTCAGGAGTCATACTATCAAACTTAACAATTGCTTTGTTAATAAGTTGTTTCTTCTTAAACATCACCTTGTTCTCAATATCATCATCAGCAACATAGTACTGAATATCAGCAGGGAATTCACCACGCTCCCAAGCTTGGTAGCTAGAAGCAATTGTTGGATGAACTCTCAACCATGAGAATGCTAATTCTTGCAATGGTAATGTAAAGTCAAAATAGTTATCACCATCTAACAATTTAACTGGTTGAACGTGTAATGAATCATCAACAGAAGTTGATAAGCCATAATTCCAGAATGTAGAACGAGGACCTAAGTCAGCATTTAATGCTGCTTCAAGTTTTTCCTTTAACTCTGTTACTCTTTCAGTTTCTAATTCCCTTTCTAAAGGGTCTTGGATTCTTTTGATATAACTAGCTTTAGGATCTAAGCCTGTTCTATACTGTCCATCTAACTCTTTGTAAGGATACTTAAATACACCTGTTCCAGGGATTCTTGTATAACCTTTCATAGCCAGTCCACCTTGCATTGTTTGCAATTGTGAGTTGTTGTACTCTTTCTTAATAGTAGAGATTTTTCCTATCTTACCCATATGTAGTTGTTTTTTGTTGGTTTATTTGCAGATGGTTCCCATCGAAGGGAACACTGTACAGAATTTATTTGTACCTGTCCATCTGTGTTAGAAGACTCCCCCACTGGGAGGTGGGGGGAAGGTCTTCTGAGTTTTTTTTGCGAAACACCATTGGTGTCATTCTTAGGATACTCTCCTAAGAAGGGCATTTATTAGAATTGAGGAATTTCTTCAATCAATACTGTACGAGATAAATCTTCGATAAATACATCACAACGATCTTTCATCCAGATCTCATATCCAGGGAATTTGTTTGCAGATTGCATTCCTTGAGACTTAGCAAAACCTAAGTGGCTACGAGTTCCATCAATATATCCCCAAGTCATAGAAGGTGCACCCTTCATACGTACTTCACGAATGTTATTAATCATAGAACCATCAGACATTGGAGATACATCAAACACCATAAATACTGGAGTTGACTTCTTGTTTTGTCCAAATTCTAAATTTGTTTGAGGTAAGTCTAATTCTTTCAAGTGAATTAATTCAACACGACCAGTCTCACGAGTTACCATTGCATCGAATGCAAAGTTGTAAGTGATATGTTGACCTTCACCTTGCATGTATCTGTTACCAGAATCAGCCATGAAAGTTAAACCAGAGTTCAAAGCATCAGTCTTCAAAGCTTGTTGGAATACATCGAATCCAGCTTCGTTAGTGTACATTTTAACTCTTCTATCTTTAACATCAACACGTCTGTAGAATAAGTCACCAAACACTGAACGAATCAAGTTTGCAGTGAACTCACCACGATTGTATTGAACTAAGTTACCATTGTTACGCATTCTGTGATATACACCAGCAGAAGTACGCTTTAATTCTTGCTTAGAACCATTAGTCTTCACAGTACCAGGACGAGCCCAGATCATACGCTTAACTTTTAATTCTAACATAGACTTACGCATCCAGAACTCAATAAATGGTTCCCACTTAACATCGTTACGAGTTAAAGGTAATTGGTTACGTCTTTGAGGAGCATATACTAAGATATCTAAAGGTTTGCCAGAAGCATCTCTCATCATCTTGTCATCAGCCCACTCAGTGATTTTGTGCTCATAACCATATGCAGAACCTAAAGATTCAAACATAGTGATTTGCTCACCTAAACGAGGAAGACCTAATAAGTCTTGATCGAACTCACCAATAGCAGCATCAACTAACTCTAATTCTACACCTGTACTTAAGAAGATAGGGCTTACGAAATCTACAGTTGGGTTGTCACTTACTAAAGTGAAAGTGTATAAGAATCCAACGTTCCAAGGAACTGGATCTTTTACTACGTAAAAACGAGGACCATATTGACGTGTACCTACAGAAAT